CAAATATATTAAAAAAAGTAAACAAAAGTGTTGACATTAACATTCAGTTTGGTAATATAACCACATCGGCAAGACACAGGGTCTGCCAAACGGGAGAAATAAAATGAAAATTGAGCAGGCAAAACAAATATTAAATGAAGGTAAGGGAAGAATTTGTACTCTAAGCCATATCCATAGAAGCGAATTTTCTGGTATGCCCTGCACAATTCATTCAACCAATGGCGGATGGGTTGTAATCAAAGTATCACACGACCGAATTAACGTAAGGGCGGCTGATCTGTCTTGCAACACATTTTCGGGAGAAACAAAATGAACATACGGAAATTCTTATTTGGTGATTTACCACTTTATAGGGTAGTTGAAGAAGTGGTTGGAGGCATTGCCTTTCTAGCACTTATCGCAGGACTTATATTTTTATACATTACATTTTAATCGGGAGAATGAAATGAAACTTGAATCCATATTGATCGACAACGCTTACGACTGCTTTACACGCCACGGTGAGTTCGAAGCAAATCAAGCAATCATCAGCAAGGTAGCTGATTGGTTGCTGACCACCAGCGAGTATCCCCATGAGCTATGGGAAGATGACCAGACTGCACGACTGATCTGTCTGGCTTGCACCAGCGACACTGACTTCGATAAGCTGGCAGATATGGCAAGAGCTATACGCGCCAACGCTAAGCGCCATGCTGAATCACTGATCAATGATCAAGAGGCTATGATCCGCGAAGTGTATTATGGTTGAGGCAATTCTTTGCATAGCTGAGGCGATCTACTTTGAGGGTCGTTCTCAGCCTGCTCAGGGTCAGCAAGCCATTGCAAATGTGATAATGAATCGGGTGGCAGATAACCGCTACCCGAATAACCCATGCCATGTGATCCAACACGGTGGCACTAAGCGTAACAACTGTCAGTTCAGCTACTACTGCGATGGCAAGCCTGAAGTCATCTACAATAAGCAAGCCTTCGGACAAGCGGTAATCAACGCATCAATTGCCTACTTTCAAATCCTTCCTGATCCAACGCTCGGATCAACTCACTACCACGCCAGTTACGTCCAGCCATCTTGGGCATCAACAAAACCAATGATAAAAATCAACGATCATCTTTTTTATAAGTTATAATTGATTTATCATTGGAAGATGCAAGAAGATGAAATCTATGTTTATCTCGTAGGTAATGGTGCGCATGAGCAAGACAAGCGCAGGTTGAGCCGTGAGGTTGAGCGACAGGTTCAGGAATATCTTGCGAAAGGTGGTAAAATAACCGTGGCTGATCAGGGTGAGACAGGTCTTGAGAAGTCACACCATTCATTTGATAGAAGGTTTTTGGTGAAGTAAATGCGCCCACAAAGAGTATTCACAGAGCATGAGATAGCTGAGGTTTTCGAACTTTCGTCCTCACTCACGCTAGAACAGATGGCAGATTATTTTGGTATATGCGACAACACGTTGCGAGCGATTTTCGAGCGCCAGCCAGAAGTTTCTGAGGCTTACCGTAAGGGTCGCAGTCTAGCCATCTCTGAGATAGCTGGGAGCGTGATCTCTGCGGCTAAGGGTGGTGATATGAACGCTGCAAGGCTTTACCTGTCTACCAAGGCTGGATGGGTTCAGACAGAGAAGCGAGAAATCACTGGTGCTGACGGTGGTCCGATCAAGCAGGACACGCACTGGACAATTGAGGTTGTGGGCGCAGATGACTGACGAGTGGACCGGAAAGGGTAGCTGGCAGCGCATAGGCGACAGGAAGAAGTTTAACGAAGGCTGGGACAGGATTTTCAAAGATGCCATTAGACAAAGGGTCAAGCAAGAAAACGATCAGAAAGAACATCAAGACAGAGATGAAGGCCGGGAAACCCCAGAACCAAGCGGTAGCCATAGCGCTTAACACTGCCCGCAAATCCAAGAAGAAGAAAGCGACTTACGAATAATGCCCACCATGAAGCTGCCCAAGCGGTTACTGCCGTTTGCCAACAAGCCCAAGCGATTCAAGATAGCGATTGGTGGCAGGGGTAGCGGAAAAAGCATGAGCTTCGCAGATATGTGCTTAATGGATGCCCAGATGAAGGGCATCAAGACAGCCTGCTTCCGGGAGTTCCAAGTATCCATTGATGACTCTGTTCACGCGTTGCTGGCATCTGAGATCGAGCGCTTAAAGCTACAGGGCTTTGAGGTTCAGAACAATCAGATACTGTTCAACGATGAGCCAGCGTTCAAGTTCAGGGGATTAGCCCGTAGCCCGGAAGGGGTGAAGTCTATGCATGGCTTCAAACGGTTCTGGGTTGAAGAAGCACAGACGATTTCAGAGAACTCGCTCAAGGCACTTACACCAACACTCCGAGAAGAAGGGTCTGAGATCTGGATGTCAGCGAATCCACGATCAGCAATGGACCCGTTCAGCCAGCGGTTTATCAAGCCATTCGAAAAGCAATTGCGCAGGGACAAGTATTACGAAGATGATCTGCACCTGATAGTCTGGGTCAATTTTGATGACAATTTACTGTTTCCTGAAGTGCTTGAGCAAGAGCGCCTGCACGACCAGACAGCAATGCCGCCGGCGATGTACCGCCATGTCTGGGAAGGCGAGTATATGGATGAGGTGGACGACTCCATCATCCCGGTAGAATGGTTCAACGCAGCTATTGATGCGCACAAGAAGCTGGGCTTTGAGCCTACAGGGGCGATCATCGCATCACACGACCCAAGTGATGAGGGTGGTGACAGTAAAGGCTATGCGCTCAGGAAAGGCTCTGTCGTGCTGGATGTCTGCGAGAAGATCACTGGCGATGTGAATGAGGGCATGGATTGGGCATTGGCAAAGGCCCGTCAGGATAACGCTGATTGGTTTGTCTGGGACTGCGATGGTCTTGGGATTAGCCTCAAGCGTCAGGTCGATCAGGAACTGGAAAGCACGAAGGTAGAGAAGTTTATGTTCCGGGGATCAGAGACACCGGACGACCCGAATACGCCATACTCTGGGAAGGATTCTAAGACCAACAGGGACACGTTCGCCAACAAGAGGGCACAGTATTGGTGGAAGCTAAGGGATCGCTTCTACGCAACGTACAGGGCTGTTGAAAAGGGGGAATACATTGACCCTGATCTTCTGTTATCCTTATCGTCAACTATTGATAACTTAGACCAGTTACGGTCTGAGGTTTGTCGCATTCCACAGAAGCGCAGCAACAATGGTCGAATCCAAATTATGAGCAAAATCGACATGGCGAAGCGTCCATACCAGTTACCATCACCTAACATGGGTGACGCTCTGATGATGTCCATGTTCTCACCAAAGGCAAAGGTCGCAGAGGCGGCTAAGATTAATTTTCAAGGCTGGGGTAGCTAAATGGCTGACTACGAAGCAGAGTACGATGAAGGCTCAGAAGAAAAGAGCAAAGTGAGCAAGAAGGATAAGCGCGAAACCGAATCTTACCAGATTGACTATGAGGACCACGCTAAGGTCATCAACCTTCTGACTGCCGCTCAGGGCGCTGACAGCGATATGCGTGATCAGGCCAGAGATGCCCAGTTGTTCGTATCCAAGAAGGATGGGCAATGGGAGCCGTACTGGTGGAACGCCAATCAGAACAGGCCCCGCTACACATTTTGTATGACCACCCCTATTGTCGATCAGGTCGCAGGAGAGATCGAGCAAGCCGATTTTGATATTCGTGTATCCCCTGCTGGCGGTGACGCTACCAAAGACGTTGCCCTGACCTATGACGGCATCATCCGTAATCTTGAGAACATATCTAACGCCAAAGACGTTTACACATCAGCAGCCAGAGGGATGATCACAACCGGCTATGACGGCTGGCGCATTGTCCAGAAGTACGCTGATGACAACTCATTTGACCAAGACCTGATGATCGAGAAGATCCACAACTTCATTGACCGGGTATGGTTTGATCCCGCTGCCGAACAGCAAGACAAGTCAGACGCTCGATACTGCTTTGTGCTGCACCCTGTTGCTAAGGATGAGTTCGATAAGCGCTGGCCTGAATCAAGCGGAATATCTGTACCTGATGACCGTGATGGTGAGGCTTACTACGATAAGGCTGAGGTTGTCGTTATCGGTGAGTTGCTCTATGTCGAGAAGGAAGAACGCGAACTGGTCCTGATGTCCAACGGGCAGACCTATGAGGCTGATGATGACTTCGAGAAGGTTGTCGATGACATGGCTCTGGTGGGTGTTACCGAGATCAAGAGGCGTAAGCGTAAGGTCAGCAAAGTATGCTCCCGGTTCTTTGATAACGATGGTTGGCTTGGTGATGACAAAGACACGGTGTTCAATCGCATCCCTGTTATCCCTGTTTACGGCAACTACAAGATTATTGAGAACAAGACGGTGTACTCAGGCGTTGTTGAAAAGCTGATGGACTCGCAGCGTGTGCTGAACTACAGCATGAGCCGTGAGATTGAAGAAGGCGCACTGGCCCCACGCGCTAAATACTGGATGACGCTGACTCAGGCCGCAGGGCATGAAGACTCACTGTCCACTATGAACACCAACAGCGACCCGGTTCAGTTCTACAATGTAGACCCAGAGATGCCCGGACCACCACAGCAGAACGGTGGCGCAATGGTTAATCCGGGGCTAAGAACAATTTCAGAAGCCA